GTGGTCAATAGACTCATCTACGAAAGTCTCGGGAAGGTCCCGAACACACGTACGCAGATACCCAACGGCGTTGGAATGACGAGTACCAGGCGTGGTCTTAAGACCCCACAAAATGGACTCTGCATGCATGATCTGTCCTTTTCCCTTTTGGGAAGGAATAGACTGCTTGCATAGGAACGCGTCCCATTTTAACAAGATGTGACAAAGAATGTGATACTCGAGATTCTGGAAAGAATCGGTGAGTCTGAATTTCTTTACGTTTGCGACCATGGTCTTGTACTCCATTTTCTTAGTTAACTTTGAATCAGCTGACCGGGAAGGGTCCCGGAGGGCATGGCGGGCACTACCACTTCTTGTGAGAGTGTCGGATGGTTCATTGCGAACATCAACCGTGGTCTCATATCGACTTGTGCGGGTGTAAGAGGGGCGTCCAAGTAAATTGGAACCTTCGGTAACCCAAGGAAGTCTGCGGATGGAATAGCGCCGTACGAGGTTAGCGGCTGCGTGAGATACGTAGCCACTCCGGTACAATGCGTCCTTCGCAAGGACCAGATACTTGTATGTGTCTGCACATGAGAGACGGGCTCGTGCCACGTTACCGAACAGTCGTCCACTAGGTATATAAGCAGGACGGGCATCAACCAGACCCCCTTTTGGGTCATAGACAAAATGTGCTTCACAAGATTCTTTAAATGCAGAGTCGGGAGCATAAGATTTAGTTGGTGAGATGTTATCACCTAGAAAGGTAAGGAGTTCAAAGGTACGGTCATAATGAGGAGTTTGGACATCGTCTCCATAGACGCGGACAGACTCATGACCATATCCCATTTCATCACACACGTGGAGTGCAACGGCGCAATAATACGCTGACATTAGAGGGAAGGTAATAGCCTCGCCCATAACGGGAGACGCGCAGTGGATGAACTTCGAGGGCAAGCGCAGGACAGTAGTCCTCACTGACCGACAGGCTTCGTACCACAGATTACCAATGCCCAATATGTCAAGTAACCACCAGTACTTCCGATCACTAGCTGAGCTAGCATCTAGGGTACCAATGGGAAGTTCAGACTGAGCAAGGTTCCGTGCCATCTCTTCCTGGGACGTAAGGGGCAATTGAATTGCCTTATTGGTCCTATAGAAGTGCCTCTGAAGTGACAACTGGAGTGACATGCGTGCAATATGCATGACTCCAACACCTCTCAATGCCTTGTAAGACTTAGGTTGCGCGCTGCATACCATAATGTTGGTATCTGGATAATCGCAATGGGGCCGGGGCACTGACTTGTCAGTGTACCAAATCCTGTACTCATATCCTTTTACCCTTACCGTCCGGCGGACACGTCCTATCATAGGGACGTACCGCGACTGTGCACAAAGTTGGGAATAATACGAAGCAAGACACTCTGGAACATTGTTCAAAGTGTCGGTGAGTACCCAATCGCTTGATGTCTTAGTGTCCAACCGATCAATGTTCTTCCCAGGTCCATATACAAGGACAGGAGGTCCAAGGTCGGGAGGAAGCAATTCCTGCAAGCGCCGTCTAATATTTGACAGGTCGCAACCCAGAACGCGTTTCTTCACAGACTCTGATTCATTGAAGTTCTTTTCAAGTGTCGTCCACACACGCTCTTGGAGAGCAGGGATGTGTTTTGCAGGAGGATCGATCCTGTTGAGAGCACTGAGAAGAGTGATTAAAGTGGCCGCAATATGCGCGTCATACTGAACTCGAAGGTCACCATTAGAATGGAAGATCTTTGAAAGCAAACCCTGTAGGAATACAGGCAGAGCTATGCTCCGTCCAGGTCGACGAAACACCTCGTTGAGTCGGCTTGTTAAGTGGAACACGCCAGTAGCTAGTCCTTCACGGACACACTGTGCGAGTTCATCGAGGTCGGATACAAATCCGATGCCTTTATAGTCAATGCCGTTAAGCATGCGTGTGAGATCGGACTTAGTGATAAGTTGGTCATCATACGCCGCGCGAATAGCATCCTTGAAAACGAGTAGTTCAGTTTTCACTTCTGCCTCCAGAATTGGACAGG